CCTTTCGGAAATGTGGTTCCTGGATCATAAAATCTATTATGGTGATCCTGCTAACGATGCTGTTTGGAATGACCTTGCTGATAATTTGCGCGTTGAGTGGCGCCTTGTTAATGGCAAAAGCATCGGAGTCTCTCAGACGCTCGTGGATTCCGGATATGAAACCCAACGCGTTTACCAATTTATTAAGCGAATGGGCGGCCATCGGGTCCATGCATCAAAGGGAGTCGGAGGTGTCGGGCGTCCTGCCGTCGGACGAGCATCGAAGTCGAATTCCGCACGAGTCCCGGTCATGCCGATCGGAGTCAACACCCTCAAGGAAACTCTCTTTGCAAGACTCCGAAACGTCGATTTCGGTCCCGGATATTGGCATATCCCAGACTTTTTCGATCAAGAATGGTGCTATCAACTCACGGCTGAAAAAGCCGTTAAGAGATATTCAAAAGGAATTCCGCGAATTGAATATGTGAAGATGCGCCCACGGAACGAAGCGCTTGATTTAGCAGTCTTGAACCTTGCCGCATTCGCGATGTTGAATGTCAACACCGAACGGATTCAGCAACGTTTGGAAGATGTGAGGAAACCGGAAAAGGCACCTCCATTACCGAGATACATGAAACCAAAACCAACCTGGGCGAAAAGGTTTAAATGAGTAACATTTTTGATTCTACCGAATGGCCTTCGACGCCGCCTAACCCTTTCATTGCAGGGGATTATTTTGCATTCAAGCGAGGTGATCTGACAAGTGCTTATCCAATTGCAAGCTATGCGGTGACGTTCAACGCGTCGCTTTTCGGATCATCAACATCAACGACAAGTGCGGCGCAAATTTCAACCACGGCAACCGAATCCGGCTCTGAATATCACATAACAGTTGACGGGTCCACAACTGCATCATGGACGGTCGGCGATTATCAATGGAGTTTATTTGCAACCAAGTCCGCCGACACCGACAAACGCCAACAGATCGAGTATGGAACTTTTGAGATTAAAGCAAACTGGGCCGTATCAACGGCTGATCCACGAAGCGACGCGCAGAAGAATTTAGAACTCATTGAGGATATTTTATACAACCGTGTTCAAGGCGATGTTTCCAGTTATTCGATTGCAGGACGTTCTCTTTCAAAAATGGGACCGGATGAATTGATTACAATGAGGGACTTTTACAAGCGTCAAGTCACAATGGAAACAAGAAAAGAACGGATTCGATTAGGATTCGGAACGGGTGCAAACATCTTACCGGATTTCAGACGATGAAATGGCCCTGGAGGAAAGAAAAGAAAACCCGCCGAGTTAATCCGGCGGTTTTCAATCGAAGCTATGTTGCAGGGGAAACCTCGCGGCTTTATAACTGGCAGACCGGAACGGATCGAAGCGCCGATGGTGAAATCAAAGACCGTTTGAAAACAATTCGTAAACGATCACGCGAACTGATCCAGAACGAACCGCTTGCCAAGAAATATATATCACTTCTCAATACTCAGGTTTTAGGACGTTATGGAATCCGGCTTCAAATGAAAGCGCGGAACGATGATAAGTCCCTGGACCTTGCCGCAAATAATATCATTGAGCGTTTATGGTCGAATTGGGGAAGGCGTGGTGGGCCAGACTATTCGGGTTGTGATGCGTCAGGTCAATACACTTTTCTTGACATTCAACGCCAGGTTTTAGATGCAGTGGTGCGCGATGGTGAAGCGCTTATATATATGCATGAAGGCCGAAGAAATCCGCATGGGTTTCAATTGGAACTTTTAACCGCGGATCGTTTAAACATTGAAAAGAATGAAGTATTGCGGAGCGGCAATGTTATCCGTATGGGGATCGAACAGGAAAAACGCACCCGCCGCCCGCTGGCGTACTATCTGAACATGGGAGAAAATCCGGTTTATGAATCGTTTGAAATCCAAGCACTGGGCGGAACATTTGAACGAATACCCGCCGAACGCATTATTCATGTTTATTATTCCGAAAGGATGGAACAAAGCCGCGGCCTTCCCTGGATGGCGCCTGCAATGCCGACCATCAAACTGCTTCAAACGTATTTAGAAAATGAGGTTGTTGCTTCAAGTCTAGCCGCCGCGAAGGTTGCGACGATTACAAATAACAGCGGCGACGACGTTGCAATGGATGGAACGGTTGACGGATACACTCCGATTTCGAACATGGAACCCGGCTCGATTGAACAACTCCCTTCAGGTTGGGAAATGAATCCGCTTGAATTCAGTCATCCGACTTCCCAATTCCAGCCGATGCTGGAAACCGTAATCATGCAAATCGCATCCGGTTTGGGTGTTCCCTATTCTGATCTTTCATCGAACATGACAGGCGCGAGTTATTCATCATTACGCCAGGAAGCACTTCAAAGCCGTGAATATTACCGGACGTTGCAACAATGGTTCATTGATCAATTTATCGATCCGATTTATCAGCGCTGGTTGAGTTCAGTTTTAACAACTCCAGGAAGCGATACCGGAGCCATTTTAAAACTTCCGGTAGAGAAGTTTTTTAAATGGAGCGAAGGAGCGCATTTTTTCCCAAGGGGCTTCGAGGGGGTCGATCCGTTGAAGGATGCAAACGCGAAGAAAGTCGCCTTGCAGAATGGGTTCGTTTCCTTGCAGGACGTAGCCGCCGATCGTGGAACCGATTTAGAGTCGTTAATGGCACAACACCAGACTGCAAAATCATTGGCGCAACAATACGGCGTTAAATTAGCCTTCGAGCCGTTCGGCTCACCGCATCAATCCATTGAACCAGAGGTCGACTGATGGAAGAAAAGAAAATCGAATATCGAGATTTTAAAATCGATTCTGAAGATACAAACACGAAAACAATTGAAATGAGTGTTTCCAGTGAATCGCCTGTTTCAAGAAACTGGAATGGAGTACAGGGCCGCGAGGTTTTAGACCATTCTCCAGGATCAGTTGATTTGACAAGATTTGAAAATGGATCAGGTGCGCTTTTGATGGACCATGATCCTGAAAAAATGATTGGAGTTATAGACTCAATACGCCTTGACGAATCTCAACGGAAGTTGAGAGCAACGGCGCGGTTTGGAAATTCCGCGTTAGCAAAAGAGGCGTTTCAGGATGTTGTCGACCGCATACGAACAAACGTGAGTATTGGTTACAACGTCAACAATTTTGTCCAGGAGGATTCTGAGGACCGGGCGGAAGCGCCGACTTTCCGAGTCAATGATTGGACTTTACTTGAAATCTCAAGCGTTTCCATTCCAGCGGATATAGGCGTGGGAATCGGACGTGATCAACTACAAAAACCATCTCATCATAGGATAGAAACGATGGAAAACACACTAGAACAGACGATGCAAAAAAGCATTGTTGAAGATCCTGAGCTTAAAGCACGACTTCAAAAAGAAGCGGCTTTAGCAGATCGTAAACGATCCAAAGAAATTTGGGAAATCGCAGGAAGAAACAATATCCCGCATGACGTAGTTCAAAAAGCAATTTATGACGACGTTGTTTCGGTTGCTGATTTTCGTGGGATCGCATTAGATCATCGCGAAAAAGAAGGTCTAAAAAGTCAGAATTTAGAAAAAACGACTATGGATTTGACGCCTAAAGAATTGGATCGTTTTTCGGTTGCTAAAATTCTTTGGGCAGAAACAAACCCGCATGATCGTGCCGCCCAGGCAGAAGCCGCGTATGAAAGGGACGTCATTACAGAATTTCAAAAAGTTTCCAAACGAACCGGAAAAGGCTTGATGATTCCAGAGGATATTATCATGTCAAAACCTTTATCGGGCGCCGCATTAGTCCAATCTGGACGCATGAAACGCGACTGGAATACGACTGATGCGACTGGCGGATATTTGATTGAGACTCAACTTGTTTCGTTCATTGATCGGCTTCGTCATTATCTTTTCCTGACAGATATCGGAATTACGGAACTTCGTGGGTTGAATGGGCCGATTAATATTCCTCGTTTGACTGCATCACAAACCGCGTATTGGGTGGCTGAAGGTTCGGATCTCACCGAGTCTCAAGGAACGTTGGATCAAGTTTCTCTTACTCCAAAAACAGTTGGCGCCTTTTCTCAGGTGACGCGCAGACTTTTGGAAGAAGCAAAAACCAATTACACCGTCGAAACGTTAATTATTGATGACATGGCAAAGCAGATCGCGGCCGCCATTCAGGATAAAGCCCTCTCCGGTGATGGATCGTCTAACACGCCGACAGGATTGTATAACTCTTCGATTTCAACGAAGACCTGTTCAGATCAAAACGATCCGACCTGGGCCGAAGCGGTTGGAGTCTGGTCGACGGTTGCATCAAACCGTGCGCTTTCGTTGCCGCGTGATGAGTTTGCATGGGCATGTCCCGCAACGGTTGCAGGCAATCTGATGGTGAAAACCAAGGACAGCGGGTCAGGACGGTTCGTTCTTGATGACAATATGAAAATATTGAATTATCCGGTGATGGTTTCTGAGTTGTGCAGTCAATTAACGTTCGGTGCATGGCGCCAGCTTATTATCGCGTATTGGTCGGGACTCGATATTTTAACCGATCCTTATACAGCGGGTAAATCTGGAACCGTTAATTTTTATGCAATGCAAGACGTCGACGTAGGTGTTCGACTACCGACTGCATTCTGTAAAACAACGGCATAATTTTAAGAGGGCGGGATGGTTTGGATGACTGAAACATTCCGCCTTAAACATCGGGGCTTAACAAAACCAGAAGATGAAATGAACAAAACCATCAGGATTCTAAAACAGACGATTATCAGTAACGACGTTGCAAGGGTTGGAACTGTTCACACGGTTCCAGCCCGTATTGCTGAAATGCATGTCGGGTCAGGGAATGCGGAATATATGGAAGCGCCAGCGACAAACCGCGCAGTTGGTGTTCAGAATTCGGATTCAACACCTAAAAAGCGCAAAAAGAAATGATCGAGGTTGCCGCCGATTTAGGTGTTTTTTTTAACTCTGACGATTTTGGAGCATCGGCGACGTATACGCCCGACGGAGGGTCAGCGTCAACGATCACGGTCCTTTTCGATAAACCGTTCAATAGCGTTCCAATGGATACAGGCGAGGTCGATATAGAATCAAACACGCCGACCGCACTTTGTAAAACCAGCGATGTTTCCAGCGTCGCGCATGGTGATGCGTTGGTCGTTAATTCGACGACTTATTCGGTGGTCGGAGTGCAGGCGGATTTCGGTTCAGGATATCAAGGAACGACTTTGCTGATCTTGGAAGAACAATAATGGCAAACCATCTCCGGCGACAAATCCGGGAGCGCATTGTAACCGATGTAACCGGATTAAGTACAACCGGATCAAATGTTTTTCAATCGCGTGCATATCCGGTTGAGGAATCGAGTTTGCCATGTCTTTTAGTTTATGATGCGGAGGAATCGGTAACAATTCGGTCGATGGGAAACCCTAGAGGAATCGAGGCAGAATTAACCGTTAACATCGAAGGATATGCACAAGGAGGATCAGGCCAAACTGTCCAAAATAGTTTGGCCCAGATCCAGAAGGAAGTCCAAATCGCAATGCAAGGAGATATTTTAATTAATTCTTTAGCACGCGATTCTTATTTAGTTTCGGCGGATTCTTCCATTTCCGCAGATGCTAAAAAACCGACGGGATCGGTTCGTTTATCGTATCTCGTTATCTATCAATATTTGGAAAACGCGCCGGACACCGCCGCGTAGAAAGTAATTATGTCACATGCAGGAAACGGCGGTGTTTTAGAAATATCAGCCGATAACGTAACTTATTCAGAAGTTGCCGAATTAACATCATGGTCGATTGAAGAAAGCGGTGAAGCCATTGAAACGACTTCGATGGGATCAGATAGGTTTAAAACTTTCATTCAAGGCAATTACGGGTGGAGTGGATCAGGCGAGGCGAACTGGTCTGACGACGACACCGCGCAGGAAGCAATTGAAACGGCTTTAATCAGTGGAGATTCCACGTTCTATGGAAAATTCTTTCCGATTGGTACATCGGCAGGCGATTACTGGAGCGGATTGATTGTTGTGACGGGTGTAAGTTTCAGTGGGAGCGTCGATGCTCCAATAAGCTTTTCCTTTTCATTCCAGGGGACGGGAGCGTTAACCCACACTAACGCATGACGGACGTTTTAAAAGTCGCCAAGGATCAATTTAAAGCACGTCTTGCCGAAGAGCTTAAATTCATCACGGTGCCTGAATGGAATGACAAGAAAATCTACTATCGTTCTGCGATGAAGTTAAGCCAGCGTTCTGTCGTTATGAAGCACTTGCAAAATAATGAATGGGACAAAGTTATTGCCTGGGGAATTATTTTCCGTTGTCGTGATGAGAACGGTAAACCTCTTTTTACGAGTGGACATTTAAATCAAATCATTGATGAATGCGACCCTGATGTATGTCAGCGCATCATCGAGGAAATGAATGCGAATGATCCAACGCATGAAGAGATTCAGGGAAACTGAGGAGCGATCCTGACCTGTTTGCAATCTTTCAACTTGCTGAGATTTTACATAAGACCGTCGCCGAAATTATGGAAATCAGCGAGGACGAATTCAAAGGCTGGATCGCATATTTTGAATTGAAACACCAAAAAGAAAAAAAACGTGCCAAGCACCACCGTTGAGATAAGAGGACAAGACAAGACAAAGAAGGCGTTTGCATCGGTTTCGAAATCGATGAACAGCATGAAAAGTTCATTGGGTGCGTTAGGCGGTGCTGTAGCCGGGTTGGGATTTGGAGCATTATCAAAAGACCTTCTAGACACGTCAGATCAGCTTGGAAAAACTTCCGCACGTTTGGGGGTTACAACGGGTGAGCTTCAATCATTAAGATTCGCGGCTGAACAAAGTGGCGTTGAAGTTTCAACCTTTGATATGGCACTACAAAGGTTCACCAGAAGAACCGCAGACGCGGCAATTGGAAAGTCAAAAGGCGTAGAGGATGCTTTCGAAGATATGGGCATTTCCATTAAAGATCAGGATGGAAGGCTTAAAAGTTCGTCTAATTTATTAAGGGAAGTCGCAAACGAATTTGGAAAAATTCCAGACCAAAGTGAAAAAGTTAGAATCGCTTTTCAGCTTTTTGATTCTGAAGGCGTCAAGATGGTCAATTTGCTTCAGAATGGAAAAGAAAATCTGGAAGCATTAGAAGAGCAATTTAACTCTTCAGGAGCATCAATTGATTCAAATTTTATCAAAAATGCCGAAGCTGTAAATGATAGTTTAGGATTGATGTCTCAGGTTTTAACGGGAAATCTCGCAGTAGCATTAACTGGAGTCATTGCACAAATGACCGCAGTTAATGAGTCATTTTCAGGTTTTAAAACAATTTCTCTTGGAATTGGTGATTTCCTGAATTTCCTAACAATGGGTTTCAAAATCCTAATCGAGGAAATTCGTTTTATCATTGATCAATTAGTTCGGGGGTTTTCAAAAGGTTTTGATGTTATTGCAAAACAAGCGAATAAGTATTTTGAAATAATAAAAGGCGCACGAGGTGACCCGAAAAAAGCAATTGAAGAACTTTTAAAAGCACAAACTGCATACCATCAAGAAATTGCAGACGGGCAAAAACTACATAATAATAATATTGGTTTAATTAAAAAAGAATATCTTGCAGGGCAAGAGGCAATTGACGCAATAAGAACTAATGAAATTGAAAAACAAGAAATCCAAAGAGGAACAAATGAAGTTGAGCGTGGATTAAGTGAAGAAAAAAGCGAAAGACTGCGAAATAGTTTAGCTGAAGAAATGGAAGCCGCTCGAGATCTGGCAGATTTTCAGGAGGCTTATCATACTAAATTACGAAATTCGATGTTCCGCGATGATCAAACCTATTTTTTCAGTAAAAACAAATTAGAAGAACAAGCTTTTAGATCAACCATGTCAACTATGGAAGCAATGGCGGCAGGCGTTAAAGACGAAGGAATTGAACTTTTCAGATTTTGGCAAGCCGCCGCCGTCGCGAATACTTGGATGTCGACGCACGAAGCCGCAATGAAGGCATGGTCCCAACTTGGCGTTTTTGGAGGTCCAGCGGCCTTTGCAATTGCGATTTTAGGAGCCGCACAAGTTAATAAAATCCTACAAACACCACCGCCAGGAAAACAAGCTGGCGGTGATGTTATGGCAGGTCAACCGTATTTAGTCGGGGAACGTGGGCCGGAACTGTTTACACCAGGGCAAACTGGATCGATTGCACCAAACCGTAATTCTGGTCAGGGCGTCATTATCAATATTTACGACGGGACCGGGCGCAAGATTAATCAAGCAATGTCAGACCTACGCGTCGAGGTAGTTGAAAGGGCGAATTCATTTGGTCAATTCGCGGCATTAGAAAGCCCATTGTACACCGATGCCGCGACCGCTTGAGGTAGAAATAACGATGGATCTCCCATTGGCAGGAGGGTCCGTTTATTACTACTTGTCAGATGAATCGCATGTGGGCGCTAATGGTAGATTTTATCACGGGTATATCATTGGAAGACCTAAAATCAAGATGGCTCCGACATCAGGAGGATTCGTTCAAATGACTTCAGGCGGGCTTACCCTAGTCAATCGCCCAAACGATTCCGATCATCCATTCGGCGGGTCGCGTTACGCGACGATTTTAGCAACGCCTGGGCCATATTATATAGGTATCAAATTCGATGAAGCGTACAACCTTTTTGAAGGTATGGTTTTTTTACAATCGATTACGTCCGATGAAATGAAATTGAGTGTAAAACCGATCAGAACGACCAGCGGCTTGAATATCGGACCCACAGGTTCAGACTTGAATGATGAACAAGTTAATTTCTTTTTTGGTGCAATCCACGATCAGCCAGTGCCTTTAATTGATGCAAGCCAGTTTGATAGTATCACAGGAACCGCAGTTGGATTTCAAAATCTCACAACATCAACCGGAACCGTTAAAATCGATGGGACGACCCGCGCACCGGATGCATGGAGTGCAATCAATGAGGATGTCGGTAGTTCAATGTCAGGCGGATCAGCACGTTACAATGCCGATTATACTAGTTCGTCTAAACGATCAGTTTCAGGAACAGGTGCGAAATGGGCGACCACTCCGGCAATGACTGCATCAGGGACGACCATTGGAGATTTTGCTGATCAAATTGCACATATCATGACTAACACAATCACCAGTGATTCCTTATATGTTTTGGAAACTGCAACCGTGGATAAAAACAAAATAGGAACTCCGCCGGATTCGACAATCATCATTTCTCAGGAAAGTGATATTTTAAATTTGTTATCATCGGTGATGCCTGGTGTTAATTATCAATTCTATATTGCACCAAACCAGACTGATGGAAACAGGACTTTATTCTTGATTGATAAGGATGATGTTCCTGGGACAGGTTCTGATTATTACCATGCATTATCTGATTTTGAAATCATTGAAATTGTAATCCGCGCACCAAAGGAGATCAAAAACATATCATTAAAATATACGGATTATTTTTGGAGTGGAACAGATTTGGAATCTCAAGAGCTAGGGAGTGTAATTTCGTTAGGTGCAAGTGGTTCTGATATTTCATTGAATGCATTGGCAGATGATTCATCACAATCAGGGGCTGTCTCAACGATGCTAACAACTATTAAAAATGTGCTTATCAAACCAACTGTAAAAGCAAAAATCGCAGGACTCAAATCGACATGGCGACCAGGTGATCGGGTTGTTTTTGATCGCAGAACCGAGCAGGTTCATGTTGATATGAAAGTTCGTGGAATCGCGTGGGATTCAGTCGCAATGGAAACTTCCATTGAAGGCGAAGCAACCATCACCGATTTGGTTCAATCATGAAGATATTAGATTCGAACAAAATAACCGCGCAAAGTTTATCATCTGGCGCTCAATTTTCTGCTGATTATTCGGTTGATAATATTTCTGATGATAATCCGCGTAAATGTTTCATGGCGAATTCTGCGAGTGCAACGATTTCCGTGACCTTATCATCAGGGATGTCGGCGATTTTTATTTCTGGAGTGATGGCAGATTCTTTAACTTTGAATATTAGTGATACGGATAATTCACTTTCTATAACCGACATTTTAGACATCAATGTTTATTCAACGAATAAATGGATCAATAAAAATAATGACGCAAAACAAAAACCGAACCTTCAACCCTACACGCGGGGAACGTTCAGCGGGACCGCATTAACGTCACCAATCACAACCAACACCACGCTAACCGATTATCTGACAGGCGCACCGAATACGTTAGTTCTTGAGGCAAATTTAACACTGGGAGACGGTGGCGAAGATTTAGTGATTCTTGAGTTAGGGTTGAGTGATGCAGATGACACTATCGAAAACGTTTGGGGTGGTTCCGCACTCGGAGCAGGAACGGGGACTTTGACGCTTGAATCTACAACTGATCTTAAAGGTTCCCCAATTGAAGGAAATTCGATCCATCAATGGGACCAAAGCTCAGGTGCAACTGGACATTTCGAGGATAGTTCAGGTAATGCAATTAATATTTTCGACCATTCAAATGTCCATGTCGGATCGATTATCACAATTGGCGCTTCAGATTATCAAGTTAATCAGATTGTTGGTGATGGTACAGGCGCGGCAGATATTACACTTTCAGGATCAGTTGCAGATGCAACAATCTCGAGTGTCAAAAATCCAGTAAGAATCGGCATCTTTCAGGCGTGTTCAGTCATCGAAATCGAAAATCCGCAACTTGGAATTTCAAAAGCACTTCAAGATTTTTCAATCAGAAAACCGTTGAATAATGGTGGATACCAGGAAACCCAGAAAAATGTCATTAACATTTTCACATGTAATCTGATTGTCCCAATTGCTCAGGCAAACAATATCATCGATTTTTATCATGCATACCGTTCAAAACCTTTTCCAATACAGGTTTTGAATGATTTAGCATCGGACCAGAGTGAGACGTTTAACTATTCAGGTTTTTTTTACATGATCGATGCACCTGAAATGGTCAGTGCAGATAATTCAGGTTCATACCAAAATATGACTTTTAACATACGCGAGGTAATCTGATGGCAGATCGAATACTAAAGCCAGACACGGGGAATGATTTGGTTTTACAAAATAATGGAGGAACCGCTGTAATTGAACTCACTGATGGACAGGCAATTACCATTACCATCGGTTCTTCAAGTGGTGATGATTTTAACGTGGGAAGCGGAAAGCTTTTAGTCGAAGGCGATACAAGTTTGGTTTCCATTACTGGTGATTTTAAAGTCGGCGGAAATAACATTAAGGACAGCGGCGGAGTGGTTGCGCTGACCTTTGATGGTTCAGGAAATACCAATTTGTCTGACAAAATTTTGCAACGTCCAACGATCAAAGATTACTCTGAAACAGGAAACGCAATAGGAAACACGGTTGCATCACAAACTATTGATATAACATCAGGAAATGTCATCACTGCAACGCTGAACGTGGCAACTACTACTTTCACGTTTTCAAATCCTTCAGCGTCAGGTTCGTGTTGTTCATTTACATTAATTTTGACTCAGGATGCTTCAGGATCGAGGGCAGTTACATGGCCTGGATCAGTGCAGTGGGCCAGTTCAACTGCTCCGACACTTTCATCGGGTGCGGCTGATGTTGATGTTTTTGCCTTCATAACAGTTGATGCTGGCACGGCTTGGTTCGGTTTTACAGCAGGTCTTGACATGGATATCTAATGGCTTTTTCTAGTTTACGTGCATTGATTGGTGGTGGTGGTGGTGGTGGTGGTGGTGGTGGAA